AGACTCTCCTGAAATTGTAGAGATAGCCAGAATGCACATGGAGAAGCATCAGAAAGATTTTGAAAATATGCAGAAATTAATGCAGCAACAAGCTGCTGCTCCACCACCAGAACCGCCAGCAGAGCCAGGACAGGAAGTAGAAGGCGAAAGAATGATGGAAGGTAATCAACCAGTGGGTAATTTTAGGGGGTAGAGAAGAATGAAACACGGAACACCAGAACACAAAGAAGAAATGAAAAAGAGGATGAAAAAACCATCACCTAAAATGCTCGGTAAAGGTATGGCAAGAAAAGCGGGAGAGGCATTGCGTAAACATAAGACCCGATTAGAGCAGATGGAAGCACAATTAGAAGGGAAGTCATTTTAATGGAAATGGATTATAAAGCCATAGAGTTGTTAGAAAAGGCTATAAAGCTACATCAGGTTCATATGGATTATCCAAAAACTGCTGATGTAGAATCTCAAAATAAGTTAATGATGTATATTAAAGATGCTCATAACTCATTAAAAGAGAATTTTATAGAAGAAAAGATGAAAGGAGTTGAATTTTAATGGCTAAAAAGAAAATAGGAAAAGGTAAAAAGATGCCTAAAAATCAAGGGCCTTTAGGATTGGGACATATTCCATTTTTAGGGAGACGGCGTGGACAAGATTTGAGACAAAAAGTAGCATTATCAAAACTTCCACCCACCACTTCACAAGAAGCTGCTGCAAATCTCGCAGAATTTCGAGCATCAGGCAAAAAAGGTATGGGAGCAATGATGCGTTTTGGGTTGGAAAAAATGGAAAAAAGATTGAAAGGAAAAACATTCTAATGGCTGGAAAAGTAGAGAAAGTAATGGGAGAATATAAAAGAGGTACGCTGCATAGAGGTAAGAAAGGCCCAGGGAAAGGTGCGAAAGTAAAGAGTAGGAAACAGGCGGTGGCGATTGCTCTCAGCGAAGCTAGGGAAGCAGGAGAGAAAGTTTCTCCATCACCAGCAGAAAAACGATTAAGAGGGAAGAAATTTTAATGGGTAAAACGTGGAAGGATTCTGAAAGTAAGAAACCTATTTATACAAGTAAAAAACAAATTAAGAGCAGGGGGTAAGTCAGTAGTAGACTACTCGGCTTGGAACCGAGAGGACATTGGTGCGAATCCAATCTCCCTGACCAAATTAAGGAGAATATTAATGGCAAAAAGAGCAATGCCCACTGTTCCTGGGACACCAAAATATCCAAGAGGGGAACCACTTTTATTACCTAGAGCAAGAAAAAGGAAAGCCAGGGTTGCTCCATACCCCAAAGAATTTGAAAAAGAAATAGAAGGAGAAAGAGAAGAAAGATTACAACGACTTGAAAAACGATTAAAAGGTAGAGCAATTTAAGGAGATGATAGATGGACTTTCAAAATCTTAGTGCAGATTATGAGAAATTAACAAAGTGTTTAAAGGATGCTGAGGAATTTGATAAACTATGTAAAGAGAATCCAGAACACATAAAACAAGTGTTTTTGGACGGAATGAAATCCGAGTTTTGGAGATTTTTTCAGGGCTGCATGGTTAGAACCAAATGGAGTATGGAACAAAATCTGAAGGGAAAAACAATAAATAACTTGGATGATTGTATTACACTAGCAAAGTTTAATACAATATATAAACAGACAGATGAATTAATAAATTTTCCTGAGAATTTCTTAAAGACACTTTTGAAAATACAGGAAAAAACAAATGCCAAAATCGCTGGCTAAGCGTAAAATAGGAGGATATAATGGCTGATCAAGAAGCGTCAGATCAGGTTGACGTTAAAGATACTGATGAACAGAAAGAAGATACAGAGGAAGTTAAAGAAGAAGAAGTCGTTGAGGAAGAAGAATCAGAGCATGAAGAAAAAGTGCCTTATTCTCGATTCAAGGAAGTTGTTGATGAAAAGAATACACTTAGAGGTTTGACTGATACTCTATCTCAATTAGTTACTCAAAATAGAGGATTGACACCAAAGGATAAGGAATTTGAGTGGCCCGAAGATGTCGATGCTAATACAAGAAAAGCTGTAGAACAATATTACAGACAATTATCTGGCAAGCAAAATGCAGCCAATGAGGAAATCTTAGGGGCTGTTATTGACAGACTTGATGAAGTAAAGGCTTCTGTTGCTAACCCTCAAATTAAAAAATATACCAGGGAGATAGATACTATTCGTAAAGAATATTCTAATTCAGGGGCATATTTAACTAGGGAACAGGCATTTGAAATTGCTGTTACTAGGGGGTTGATTAAGAAAACTTCCACTGGAAAACTCATTGTTAAAAAGTCTGATGTCAGAATAAGCAAAGAAAAGACCAATAACAATGTCAGTTCTTCTAAGGATAAAATAAAGAAGCCCATGCGAGACATGAATGACAAAGAACTAGATGAAAGCATGGTTGATGTAAAATTTTAAGGAGAGTGATTTTTAATGTTCAAGTGGTTATCCAATAAGCTATCTTCTTGGTTACAACCTAAGATGGCTGGTGGAGCAGATACCACATCCACTGTTCTCGGTAATTATACCGTACAGTCTGGATCAGACGCTATCCAGTACATTGCAGAAAAAACTCTTAGGATTGCTTATAAGATTCTAAGGTTCTATGAAATGGGTGATAAGGCAGTATTGCCTTCTCAATCATCCAAGACATTCCAATATACTCGATATGAGCGTTTACCATTACCTTTCAGTGTAATTAGTGAAGGTAATGAGGGTAGCTCTACTACAATGAGTATTTCAACTGTTACTGCAACTGCGGAACAGTGGGGAGCATACGTTACAATTACTGACGTTGCTGAATTAACAATTAAACACAAGCCTCTACAAAAGGCTCTACAACTATTAGGGTTTCAGAGTGGTGAAACAGTTGAGCGAGAATGTTTTAATGTCGTTGCGACTGGAACATCTATCTTCTATCCTGGTACTATTGCAAATAGATTTTCACTAACCTCTACCGATGTAGTTACTTCTGATACATGGCGTAGGATGGTGGCAAGTCTACGAGCTAATGGTGCTATGGGAATGGAACGTGCGCCAGGGGTTGCCGATCCAGAGTTAGGAGATCATTATGTATCTATTCTTGATTCCTACATGGAGTTTGATGTATCATCTGATCCTGATTTTATTGACTCAGTTAAATACGCTGCTGCAAAGAGGTTATGGAATGGAGAGATTGGAGAGTTCTTAGGTGTTCGTTTTCTACGATCCAATTCACTTCCAACTTTAACATCTGCTGCTGCACCTACCACAAATATTAATGAAGGTGGGGGAGATTTGGCACTACGTTATCACCGGATTCTAGTTGTAGGTTTCGATACTACATTCAATTATCCTAGCGTAATCTACCAAGTTTCAACTGAGGATGTTGGTGCTGCCGATACTGATGACTCTGTTACCGTAGTGTTACCATCTACTGCTACACTACGATATAAGATTTACTGGGCAACATCCGCATCAGATATTACCGCTTCTAGTGCTGCAAACGCAGCTATTACTAAGTATGTTCAAGGTTCAGATCAATATTTTGCTGCATCAGCAAGTATTGAGATTGGAGATACTGCCAATGCCAATGGTACTACAATCTTCGCAATCGCTACCTCCGGTACAACTGCTGGTAGCTTACTTGACGAAATGGCATCAGCTAGTTCCAAGACTCACCTTGGATTCTTATTCGGTAAGGAAGCATACACCGTTGTTGATCTACAAAACTTACAGTCTACACTAACCCCTCCTGGGGCAAGTGATAGTAATCCTCTAGCATTAAGACGTAAAGCTGGATGGAAGATTATGTTCAAATGCGTAATCAACAACAACAACTTCTTCAATCGAGTAGAAGCTGAATCTTCATTTGATTAAAATTAGCCTATGAACCATCTACGGTTCTAAGTAGTAGAATAGGCTAAAAGGGTGGAGTAGGTATAATTCGGTAAAATGGTTCTTGACAATACAATGTCTAAAAGGAACTAGCTAATATCCGATGACCGAGGATGATCCTGGGAGCAGGATGAGGGTTATTACTCAAAAAAGAGGATGAAATGTCCAACCAATTAGAATTAGATTTTACTGAAAAAGAAATTATAGTAAAGAAGCGTGGTAGACCCCCAGGCTCAAAGAATAAGAATAGCAGGAAAGAGAATGTAGATACTCATTTGGCTCATACCCAAAAGATAGAAGGTGCAAGTCCTTCTCCTGCTACCAATGATGATAGATTTGATAAACTAGAAAGATCAATTAATCTTCTTACTCAGATAGTATCTGGACTGGTAGATCAGAAGAAATTAGACGCTGATGCGTTGGCAGACACAGCCAAAACAGTACAGGAAAAATTAGAAGATACTGGGGAAAAAAAAGTCAAGATAAATGTGAAGCCAGAAATAATAATTAATGGAGCTAGATATTGTGGGATAGTTGAAGTCCCTGTTAGTTTGGCAAGCCGACTAAAAGGAATGATGGAGACAAGAGAAGAAGCAAAAAGGAAAGAATTAGAATATATAGAACACCCAATATTAGAATTGGCAGTATTAAAAGGCAATTAAATAGGAGAAAACAATGTTCAACTTTTTTAAAAGGAAGCCGGTTGCTATTATTCAGATTTCAAGATTAACAGCAACAGAAGAAAATACCAGTGTTACAGTTAATGCTTTTAAACTAGATAGGAAAGAAATTTATAAAGCCATGCAAGAAGCAGGGGAAGCATTAAGACTAAGGCTTATTGAAAATAATTTGGTAGCACAGCGTTGCATGACGGAAGAAGTAAAAGAAGATAATGTTCAAGATACATCTGAATTTAAAAAGAGCAAGGTGAAAAAGTAATGGCAGTAAGAATAGCAAAGACAGCTATAATCAGTATTGCTCAACAGAATGTGGCTAGAGGGACAGAATTAAACACTATATGCGATGACAAGTTAAATCTAATTGTCGATCAATTATATAATGACTTTTCATGGCCTAGTAATCAGATATCTGCTTCCATCACATTAACTGCTAATCTTAGCACATGGACTGTTCCTACAGATTATGCCAAGGGGCTGTTTGGGAAGTTAATATTGCCTAATAGCTCTCCCCCAATCGAGATTACTTTGCCACTGTTGTCTTTTGTTGATTACGGATTGATTAGTGCCCAAAGTCAACCAGGGCAACCACAGATATTAAATATTAACAGACGAGTGGACACTGGTGGAGAGATACAATTATCCGGTACGGTATGGCCTGTTCCAGATCAAACATATTCTGGTAAATTATATTATCATGCTATTCAAATTTATGATGTAGCCGATGCTGCTGCGCCAGCATTTCTTGATATAAAAACATTAACTGAATTGCTTACCAATGAATTAAGAGGAATGGGATACGGTACAGATGTTGGCATACCATACGATCCACAGATGTTGGAAAAGGTGTTGGGTAGGATGCGTAGAAATATGGCTGATGAAGGAATATATCCACAGAGAGCGAAGTTAGATGGTAGAATATTCAGACATAGACCTAGAACAGCTTCATGGCTCTCAGAATAGGAGAAACTAATGACACCATTTGAATATCTTGTAGGATCATTAATAGTAGGATTATATATTAATGGATTTGTGTATTATAAATTAGCAGTTAAGGAAGCGGTAAAGGTTAAAACAGAATTAATGATATTAAGAGAGAATGATCTTAAACATATAAATGAAATGCTATCACAAATCACCGATCACATATTTCGTTTAGCAAAGAAGGATTAAAATGCCAGATAAACCATTAAAATTTACTGGGGGATTAAACTTATTTTTGGCTCCACATGATATCAGAGATGAGGAAAGTCAAATCCTAGAGAATATGGAAGTCCGTCCCACAAGTATTAATGATATTTTAACCTATTATGCTCTAACAGCCAGACATTCATATAAAAGATTAAACAGTTCAGATTTAGGATTGACTCCCAAAAATCTTGTAGAATTTATTCAAGTAAATACTGGGGTAGGAGTTAAACAGTTTACTGGGGCTGGTTTAGATGATGCTACGTTTGGTGGGACATATACTGGTACAACAGTATTATCTACATACGAAGTAGAGATAGATGCCACAGGAACACCTGATACGTTTAAATGGAGAAAAGATGCAGGAGGATATACCACAGGGGTAGCTATCACTGGTTCTGCTCAGACGCTTGCGGA